CGATACTGACCGAGCAGCAGAAATACGAAGCGATGTGGTCTCACGACCAGTACCGCGGCGTCGCCCCCGGCGAGCAGATCGCCCCCGAATTCCTCAGCGTCGCCCGCCCGCGCAACGGCGCAACGATCATCGACTTCGGCGCCGGCACCGGTCGTGGCTCGCGTGCGATTGCCATTCTCGCCAACCTCCATGGCCTCGATGTCACCATCGAGATGCTCGACTTCGCGACCAACGCGCTCGACGACGATGTGGCCGAGCTGTGCAAGCAGGACGGCACGACCAAGCTTCGATTCACGCAGCACGACCTGACGAAGGCCGCGCCCGTGACCGCGCCGTATGGCTTCTGTACAGACGTGCTCGAGCACATTCCCCCTGAACAGGTCGACACGGTGCTCCGGAACATTCTGCAGGCCGCACAGCACGTCTTCTTCCAGATCAGTTGCGTCGACGACTCGTGCGGGGTGTTGATCGGTCATCCGCTCCACCTGTCCGTGCACGACGGCGCCTGGTGGAAGAAGAAGTTAGAGGACCTTGGCTGCACGATTCATTTCTGGCGCGACGATGAACACTCGTGCGTGGCCTACGTCACGGCCTGGTCTGACGGTCAGGATGTCGTTGATGTCGGCGTCCTCAACATCGAGGAAGAGGCGATTCGCGCCAACGTGCGCACGAATGTCAAAGGCGGTTGGCATCAGGTCAAGCCACACGCGCCGCAGTCGACCGAGGTCATGATTGTCGGCGGTGGGCCGTCACTGGCCGGTCAGCTCGACACGATCCGCCGCATGCGGTTCGAAGGCGTCAAGCTCGTGACACTGAACGGCGCCTACAACTGGGCCATCGAGAATGGCCTCGAGGTTTCGGCGACCGTCGTCGTCGACGCGCGGCCGCACAATGCTCGTTTCACAAAGCCGGTGCAGCCGCAGACGATCTACCTGATGGGCTCGCAGGTTGATCCGTCGGTGCTCGAGGGATTGCCGAAGGAACGGACGCTGCTGTGGCACACGACGGCGGAAGCGATCCGCGACATCCTGGAAGAGGAATGCCCTGGCGAATGGTTCGGCGTGCCGGGCGGTTCAACGGTGTTGCTGCGGGCGATTCCGTTGCTGCGGATGCTGGGGTTCTCTAAGTTTCATTTGTTTGGGTGTGATTCGTGTGTGGTCGCGGATGCGCATCACGCCTACGCGCAGCCAGAGAACGACGGAACGCCGCTGTTCCCCGCAACGGTGGGCGGTAGGCTATTCCATTGCACCGCATGGCAAGTGGCGCAGGCGCAGGAGTTCATGAACTTGATCCGCATCATGGGCGACATGTTCGAACTTGAGATGCACGGCGACGGACTGCTGTCATGGATCATCCAACACGGCGCCCAAGTCGATATCGATTTGGAAGAGGCGCGCGAGGTGTCGGATAAATGAGCGAGGCTCAATACCGTTGTCTCGTCGCTTATATGATGTATTGGAGCGAGTGGGAGGGATGCTCACTCGACCGCGCAATCAAAGAAATTGGCATAGTGATTTCGCGAGAGGACGTCATCCATGAACTCTTCCGCGCCGGCTATGACTACGACCCCCAACTGGACAGAATCCGCAACACGCAAGACGGTCCAGAAGACCCTAGTCGCTGACTGATCCCACAGGAGCCTGACCGATGGCCGATACCCCGATCCAACCTGCTAGCGGCTCTCTCGCCGCCAACGGTATCGCGCTCGCGCTCGCCTTGAGTTTGGTGATCACGCCCGTCGCCGGGAGTCTGTCAGCGACCGCCACGGCGGGCGTGGTCTCCCAGGCGACCTCGACAGCCATCACGCCGACCGTCGGGTCAGTAACCCTGGCAGGGGTCGCGCCGGGGTTCTCGAAACCAACTGTCACTGCGATGGTGCCGACCGTCGGTGCCGTCGCGTTGAGTGGGGTGGCGTCTACGCTCGCCCAAGCCATCGGTGCAGTATCGAACTTCGACAGTGTCGATCAAGGCATTGTCACCTGGTCGGGCATCGCCAACGGGCAGGTTGGCACCCGCGTTCCGCCGGCTCCAGCCTATGGAAAGGTCAGCCTACAGGTCACCGGAACCTTTGGAAGCGGCGGCTCCATCAAGCTCGAAGGCAGTAACGACGGCATCAACTGGGCCGCATTGAGCCCCGCCGCTCTCACCGGCGCGGGCTTCTTTGCTGCCCTTGGCGCGAACGAGAAGCCGCGGTATCTGCGGCCTAACTGCACGGCGGGGGATTCGACCACGGCGCTGACGGTAGTCGCGTGGTTTTCGAGCTGAGTCGATGTTAGAATAAGCGGGCGCCCAGGGTGTTATCAGCACTCCGAGCGCCCTGACCACCGTCTACCTTTCACAGAGGTTTCAGATGGCTATCGACGAGTCTAGCAAGCCGGGCCAGCTTGCGCTATTTGACCGGTCCGCCCCTTCTAAAGCGCCGCGGAAGCATTCCGACGAGACGCGCGCCAAAATGTCTGCGTCGCACACGGGCCGCCGCAATACGCCCGAACACAACGCCAATATCGCGAAAGCCCGAACGGGGACCACGCGTCTACCTTCGACCGTGGAGAAGATGCGCAAAGCCTCGACGGGCAAGAAGATGTCTCCGTGGTTCAAGGAGGAACTCCGCCGCAGATTCAGCGGACCAGAAAATCCGTCTTTCGGGAAGACGCCCGTCCATGCGGGTCCGCGCGGTCGATGGATTGAATATCGCGGAATCAACTTCAGGTCCAGTTATGAAGTGCGCTTCGCCAAGGCGTTAGATGCGCGCGGCTGGCCTTGGGAGTATGAGCCCGAGCGATTCAACTTAGGGCCGTGTACCTACCTACCAGACTTCTTCGTGCCTAAGCTGGCGGCATATGTTGAGGTCAAGGGTTGGATGGATCCGCAAAGTAAGAGAAGAATTAATTTATTTCGGGAAGTGCATCCGAAGTTGCCATTGATTGTGGCGACTGATCAGATCATCCGAATGTTCGAATAACTCGAACGCTCGGAATGTCGATAGAAGGGCCGCCTTAGAGCGGCCCTTTTTTATTCCCCCGGCGCTCAAGCGCAATTCCACATCATCCACTAGTTGGAGAGTTCGTCATGTCTGAAATGAAGTCGGCGTCACGCCGTATCTATTCGAAGGGCGTCTGGCAGATGACGCCGACCGGCTACGAGTTCCTGCCCGAAGAGTCGGAGTATTTCGACTATTCTGGCCCCGTAGCTGAGGCCGCCGCGGGCGCGTGGAAGATATACACCAGGGCCAAAAGAACCATCGGGAGTGGCTCGGGGACGATCACGTTAGGTGCGGGCGTTTTCAAACTCGCACTCTGCCGCACGAGCGCCTCCGCAACGATCCTGAAGATCAGCAACGGTGGCATCTCCACCTGGGCCTCTGTTGGAAGCGAGATTTCGGCCACGGGCGGCTACGCGGCGAACGGTCGCAACCTCCCGCCTGCCACCGGCAAGTGGACGGTGGGGGCATCCACAAAACAAATGAAGTTCAGTTATACCACCGCCGGTCTCGTGTTCACGGCCAACGGTGCGAACCTGAACAACATCCGCTACGCGGTGATTCGCAACTCGACGGGCGCTGGCGCGGGCAAGGTGATTTGCTACTGCACGCTGTCGACGGCGGCGTTCACGATCACATCCCCCAACACCTTGACGATCAGCCCAGCCGCAACTGGGGTCTTCACGATGGCCTAGACCGTAAGGGTATTAGTTCGAGTGATAGTGAATCGGGAGCCGGCCTTGTGCCGGTTTTTTTATGTCTGCGCGTCGGGCTGGGAGAGATGACAAACATCATTTTCAGCCCGACGCTGCAGGCACCGATAGTCTTATCGAATCCCACAGGCTCGCTAGCCCTAGCCAGCGATCCCAGCGCCAGCATCCACCAGGCGAACCCCATCCCTAACCAGGGCGCGGTGGCGTTGGTCGGCGCCGCAGTGCGTCTCTCGCTCGCCATCGCCACCGTGAGTGGTGCTGCGTCGGTTTCAGGCGTGACCCCCGGCGTCATCCGGGGCACCGTCACGCATCCGGCAGTCGTCACCGGTGCACTGGCCGCCAGCGGTGGTGCGCCCATTGTCGCGACCTCGATCAGCGCGCCACAACTGACCTACCCGCGCGTCATGCTCATTGGCGACGGCGGTGATCAGAGCTACGGCTGTAATGCCGCCAACAGTTTCACACCCTGGCTGACGGCAGCCGCGGGCAACACCTCGCAGACCTTTATCCAACAGGTCGGCGCCTGGGATGTGTGGATCGGGTCCGGGGTCAATGAGACCGGCCCTACGACCGACTGGACCGACAGCGCCGCGCGCGACCGCGACAACCTCGCACGGGCGTTGCTGAAGCAGTCCACGACCTACACGGTCAAACTGAACAACTCGCGACCGACGCTGTACTTCCCCTACCACATCATGGGTCAGGGCGAGACGGCGAGCGGCGGGGGCGGCTACCAGCAGTACATCACCCAGGTCGTCGACATGGACGGCTGGCTGTTCTCGTTGGCGGGCGGCGCCGGCACGATCACCCCGGCTTCCGACACCGGCAACCTGATCAATTACTCGGCGGCGTACCAGGCTGTCATCGGTAACGCACAGCCGGGCCAGAGCATCGTCGGCTCGAACTACGGCACGACTAGCACCGGCAGTCCCACGGGGGCCCAGGGCATCGC